GTATAATTTTTACCCATTGTCATTATTCATCTCCTGTCCAGTTATAAAAGTTATCCATAGCCCAGACCTTTGCATCTTCTTCAGTCATACCCATGTCTATGGCTTCTTCGTATAGTTGTAGTAGTCTTTCTTTTATGTCACTCATTAGTCAAAGCACTCCCCTCGTTTATATTTTTCATAGGCTTCCTCTCTTTTGTATTGGTTCCACCACCATGCTGGCATAATGTTATACTTTCTCTCATAATCATTTGACCATTCGAGATAACTTAATACTTCATATTCATCTTCCATAATAACTCCTATACATAAATATCAACAAGTATTCCAACTTTAGTTTTTAGGTTAGCTTCATAGGCTAACACCCTGTAATCTAACCAATTCCACTTATAAAATAAACTTACCATAGTAAACTCCTAACTGTTATAACATAATATAATCTCTATGTAAACGACTAACATGCTGTGCATTTTTATATTTAGTTGGATACTTTTCAGCCATAAGCTGACACCAACTATCCCATAAATATTTACAACCTCCTAGGTCATCACATAGTTTTATGTAAAGATTAGCTTTGCCTAATGCAGTATCATATTTAACTTTACCTAGCTTAAAGGCTGATGCTGATAGTCCAAATCTTTTGAGATTGTGGACATCCAGACATCCTACTTTACCTATGCAAAGTTGCAAAACAAATCCAGCTTTTACTAAGCCAATGTTAGGGATACCAGCGACAGTCAGTAGCTTATCAGCTAACGGCATAGTCTTACTAAAGATAGCTTGGTGAAGTTCTTTCTTATTGGCTAAGATATATGCCCAACCATCACGCTTCGATCCAAATAAATACTTAGATAATAAACCATTAGCTTTAACATCTAGAACTTGCCGTCCTACTTGATCCCATTGTTGTTGTATTGATAACATATCAACAAGGATAACCCTAGCTGTATTGTCTGGGCTTTTTCTTGCGAATTTACTTATATCTTTTTGATGTGTGGCAAACATTGATTGCTCCTATTATAAGTAACTCTTGAACTACTACTAAGTAGTAGTTCTAAGAGTTACGTAATGTTAGTTGGTTCTCCAAAATCGGATACCACCAGTTACACTTCTATATGCTCCTTTAAAATCTTCGTTCCAGACTTTCCTGTAGTTAGCTGATGCTTGATGCACTTTGCTACCCATTTTATTTTGTAAAATAGACGCACAAGGTATAAAAAAGCTATCATTTTTCTTCATTAATTCAAAGGGAAATTGTCCTTTATAACCTAAAGCATTGTTACGATACCATGTTGGCATCGGTATATTTTTCTCTATTTTATAAGAAATCGGCTTAGTTTTTGTGTCGAAATCATCGGTTACTTTCTTTAACATAGTATTACCTCTTTTGTTGGATTTAAAAAGTTAGTAAGTGAGCCTTTTTATATCATACTCAGGATATAGTATGTGACTAGATTGATCTTCAGATTTTTCTTCTACAAGTCCTAGGTTCTAGTAACCAGCTTACTTATTGCTAAGTAAATGTAAGCACTCTGGCTATAGTCCAAATTGACAGGGCCACTAGCTCTTAAGGTAGCATCCATCAACCGCAACCTTCGTTCTCTGTAAAGAAAAAGATGTTACAGCATCTCCCAGAGTGCTTACATTTACTTAGTTGGAGAGGATAGGAATTGAACCCATCATTAAGACATCTCACTGTCTCTAATATTAGGTGAGACTAATACTATTCATCAGCCATGCTCTCCATAAGTTAGGCAGTTTTAAATCATGCCTAGGATTTCGGAGCAACTGTTAAGATATAGTTACTTGACCTTGACGGTCAACAATACCGTTCATCCCATTGAAAGTATTGCGATCCATCTTGTATATAACAAGACGTCCCATCTCGATTTTAAAAGATTGGGCAAGTCTTTTCATAGACCAGTTGGATTTAGCAACTCGAACTCGAACAATAAATTGAATACCGAAAATGTTTAATGTTTTCATATTAAGCTCCATAATTTGCTGGTCATCAAGGGCTGACCAACTCGGCCCTTATAAGTAACTCTATGTACTACTACTAAGTAGTAGTACTAGAGTTACGTAATGCTACTGGTTTTATTCCCAACTCTTATTGTTGACAGTCATTTTCTGGTAACCAACAGCTAAAGCTATTCCTGATTTAAAAACTTCAAGTTCTTGCTGATCTCTAAAGTAAAAAAAAGCTTTTTCTTCTTTATTCATTCCAAACTCAACAACACATTTTACAGAGCCAGACTTAGGGCTGTAAAATACATCCGATAATAAACTCACTTGGTCTTTAGTTAGCATCTCAAATCTCCTATTATAAGTAACTCTATGTACTACTACTAAGTAGTAGTACTAGAGTTACGTAATGTTATTCCGATTTCGACATCTTTTTAATAGTATCTATCAAAAGCCAATGACAATAAAAAGCTATTGCTGGAAACATCAAAGTAGCAAACAACGAAGATGCCGTCCCTAATTCTTGATAAGGAGGGTATTGCAAGTAGTCCTGAACTACCACACTTAGTGTGATAGCCCAGAACCAGATTGCTGGTATCATAGTATATAAAAAGATTTTCATTTTACTATGTCCAGACATATTCTTGAACTTGTTCCCCCAAACCACCGACATCGGCTAGAGTACTCCATTCTTGATAAAGATAATCGCAAAAGATTTCACTGTCTTGAGCTTCCTCAAGACTTAGGAAACCTCCCAGCCATTCACCAGTTTCTTTATCATAGACTTGCCAAGTATTTGCTTGGTATTTTACTTCAAAGCAATAAGTATTATACTTACCTTCACATTTAACATCGTAGTTTAAAGAAATCATAGTCTCTCCTTTGCTTGGTTAAAATCTAATGAACTTATTAAAAAATATAATATATATATTCTTAAATAAAGTCAATAGAAAAACCCTGAGAACTCGAAAGCTCTCAGGGTCTCTATAAGCTACGCTTTGGCTTGCTCTTCAGCCTTCGGCTTTTCTGCCCTACCCTTTGGGGCTATCCCTTCGGGAAGAGCATCTTTGTTGGCTATGGTAAAGAAAGAGCCATTAGCATGAAGTATTCTAATAGGCCGTCCAGCTTCTTTCTTCTCATTGTAGCCACCCTTCTTAAGGGTGTTCCACTTGTTGCCATTGGTCAAGAATTGAAATGTTTTTGTCATAGTATTTCTCCGATTGTTTGCTGGTCTGGATGGGCTGACCAGCTTGGCCCTCGTAAATAGATTTAAGAATCGTTAAACCCCTTATAAATAAGGGGTTAAACTATTCTAATGGTTCAGCATTTGTCTCGTCTTAGCCCTAAAGGGCTAGTCGTCAAGGCTCTGGTAATCTCATCATGCCATCCTTCGGATGGACCTTCTTGATCTTGAAGAAAGACAAGTACTATCAAAGGCTTAGAGGGTTCGGCTAGTTCTCAGCTTTAGCTGAAAGTCCCACTCTACAGCATCCTTCGGATGATTTGAAGAGGGGTTGGATTTGCCGAGTATATCAAGTATCTCTAAGACCCTTACAAGTAAGGGTCGTAAGAGATACGTAGTAGGCTCCCTTTTTTCAAGGATTGGCACGGGTTTTGCAAAGATCAAACAGGGTAGGGAAAAAATTACCGCAACGTATTATATATATAAACAAGGGATGGAACATAGTCTCAAAATATCATGGACCAATCATCATTATAAAAAATAAATATATGATGATACATAAATACAACACATATGCGCTAATCTGCGGTCTCTATAGTATACTATTAAGTTACTTTGGTATTTATTATTATTATTATTGTTTAATATGTTAATTAGTACTTGTAATATTACATAGTATAGTGTATACTATATAGTATGGAAAAGATAAATGAAACTGTTTTAGACTCTTTTATTAATTTAAAGGGACTCCTCTCACAAAAAGTAGAAGAACATTCAAAGGATGACTTCTTAACTTTTGTTAAACTCATGGCTCCTTCTATTGTGTCTGACTTTAAGATGGGTAATCATATTAAAGTTATATCAAATAAGTTAAAAGATCTAGAAGAAGGTAAAATAAAAAGATTGATGGTCTTCCTACCACCCCGGTCTTCCAAGTCAGTGTTATGTTCTAAACTATTCCCTGCATGGTATATAGGTAGGCATCCAGAACATGAGATACTTACGGTGTCTCATAGTGATCAGTTGTCTTCAGACTTTGGTAGGTCTGTCAGGGATGTGGTTAGTACAGAAGAATTTCAAAAAATCTTTAGAGGAGTGCAGTTACGTAGTGACGTAAGGGCAGCAGGTAAGTGGAAAACCAACCAAGGTGGTATGTATTATGCTGCTGGTGTCAGATCACAGATAGCAGGACGTGGAGCGCACATAGCAATCCTTGATGATGTGATGTCTGAAGAAGATTCCTACTCAGAAGCTGGACGAAGATACATAAAAGAATGGTATCCTGCTGGACTACGTACACGGATCATGCCTAATGGTTCCATATTAATAATAAATACACGTTATCACTACGATGATCTATGTGGTTGGCTACTAAAACAGCAGGAAAACATGGGTGACTATGATGTTATCCCTTGGGAAGTTGTAAAAATACCTGCATGGCTAGACGAAAATGCAGCAGAACTGCTAGAATTACCTGTTGGTAGTAGTTATTTCCCAGAATGGAAACCAGATAACGTACTCAGGGTAGATGAACATGAGATTAAAGCTAGTAATGGTAGCAGATACTGGAACTCTTTGTATATGCAAGACCCAACACCAGAAGAAGGGGGACTCATAAAGAAAAAATGGATACAAGGGTGGGAAGATGAAGATCCACCTAACTGTGAATTTGTAATACAGACATATGATACTGCATTTTCTACTAGAACTACGGCTGATTACAGTGTAATACAAACATGGGGCATATTCTACATGTATGATCAAGATGATCAAGGGTATGAAAACTATGTTGCTCACCTAATTTTGCTAGGTAACGTCAAAGGTAGATACGAGTACCCAGAACTACGCAGACTTGCACAACAACTGTATAATGATAATAAACCAGATGTATGCATGATAGAGAAAAAAGCTAGTGGTCAGTCTCTTATACAGGATATGCGAAGATCAGGAGTGCCTATTATGGAATACACCCCAGATAGAGATAAGGTATCAAGAGTTTATGCTGCTTCACCTATTATGGAAGCAGGTCGAGTATGGATACCCAAGAATAAGAAGTGGTCAGAAGATCTCATAGAAGAACTCATACGATTTCCAAATGCTGCTCATGATGATCAGGTAGATGCTATGACAATGGCAATACACTACATGAAAGAATCATGGCATTTAGAACATCCAGAAGACCCTGAGTGGGAGGATGAACCTAGGCAAGCTAATAAAACTTATTGGACATTTTAATATTTTATTTGGGAATATTATAAAAGTATGTTATAATAGAGGGAAGTTTATAAAGGGGAGTTACTATGGCTAACACAGCTAAACAAAAATTATTTGAATTAATTGATGATATGACAGGGATGTCTACCATACCTATGGAATATGGTGGAGGTCTTGATGCTGCTTATATGTCATTGAGTGATCGTAGAAGCAATGCTTTTGCAGATCCTAATGCTAATACAGCTTTTGATTCTCCTACAAGTAAAAACGGTCTACCCACTATTTATAGAGAAGAAGGTGGTGGAATGGATGATGATTATACTGAAAGTGATTTAGCTGACGCTGGTTTTGATGAAGGAGATTTTAATTTTGGTGTTGATAGTGGTAATGATACTATCTCAAGAGGTGTCCCACCATCAGAAGCACAGTTCATTGGTTCACAAGTTACATCAGCACCTACAGCTACACCTTCTGATCCTATAGATTATTCTGATGGTGGAGCAGATCTTCCCGGATATGCTGTAGGTCTAGATACTTTAGATAGGCTTGGAATAGTTGGTCCTAATGCTCCTGCTGATGGTGGCATTCTAGGTAACTATATAGATCCAAATCAAAAAGAAGATGAAGAAGCAAAAGTAGGTCAATATAGACAGGGTACATTTTTAGATGATCTTGTTGCAGGAACTACATTTGGAAGAATAATAGGTGTAGGTGATAATCCTAAAGAAAAAGGTGTCTTTGTTTCTGATGAACAGTTAGATAGAAATCCTGATTATGATAAAGATGATGCTAAAGTAGATCAAGCAAGAAATAATTTAGGTAATACATTAACTCAAGTAGCTCAACAAGCTAGACAAGAAGCAGAAGATAAAATAGGTGATAGAGGAATATCTCCTATGAATGAAAAAGAATTTGAAGAAGTGAGTCCAGATGAAGCAGCTAAAAATGCAGTCTCAAAAGCAGCAGCAGATATTATAGATGATTATAAAGAGTATGCAGATTTAAGTTCTCCTTATAAAGATCTTGGTGCTTTAGGATTTATTGCTCCCGGTGGTACTGCTTTAGCAGGACTATCAGCAATAGCTAATGCAGCAAGAGATTTCTTTGGAGTTGTTGGTGGAGGAAAAATAAATGGTAGAGATGTTCATGTACATTCAGATGGAACAATTTCATTTGTTTCTCCTGAAGATGAACCGGGATATCAAAACACAGATAATGATTCTGGGAATGATCAATTACCACGTAGAAGAATAGCTCAAGCTCCTACACCTGTAGCTGCATCTACTACAGCAACAGAAGAACCTAAGACAGGTATGGCTGCTTTATTAGCTAGAAGACGACCAGCAGCAAATAGATTAGATACTTTAGCTGATCTACAAGAAAAATTTCAAAAAATTTATAACCGACCTTTTAGAACGGTTTAGGATAGAACATGGCAACTGAACGTAATCCTTATGAAATGAAGCCAGAAGAAATAGCTAATGTAATTCCTATGGCAGCAGAAGAAAAAGAATTAAATGCGACCTTTGAAGTTAATCCTGAAGATGGTGGAGTAATAGTAGATTTCTCTCAAGAAGAAAGTATACAAATGTCTCCATCAGAAGCTTTAGAAGAATGGTATGGTAACTTAACTGAAACTATTGATCAAGAAGAATTAGATGATATAGCTAATTCTGTTATAGATAGCTTTCAAGCTGATAAAGATTCTAGAGCAGAATGGGAGTCTATGTTTGAACGTGGGTTTGATCTACTAGGTCTGAAGCTACAACCGGGAAGTGATCCTTTTGATGGTGCATGTACAGCCGTACACCCATTGCTTATAGAGTCAGCAGTTAAGTTTCAATCTAAAGCATCAGCAGAACTCTTTCCTGCCAGTGGCCCTGTTAAAGCAAACATTATGGGTAAGTCTACACCT